ATGTATTGTTTGTTATTTGAAGATATTGGTGACGTCTTAAAGAGGATATTAATGGATATGAATGCTTTTTTTGTTTTTATGCTTGCAACTGTAGCAATTATGATAATTGGGTCTTTTGGGGCTTCTTTCATTTATTACATAACTATACACAGAAATGGTACTATTCAGTATATATTAAAAATATTTGTAATCGGACTTATGACTATTCCAATTGCAATTTTATTAATATTATCAACCTGTTACTATTTTTTTTGGATAAATGGTATTTATAAAATTTTGCGTTACTTTAAATTATCCAAGTCTCAAGAAAATAATACTGATGATAGTATGGAAGATGCGGATATCATTGTTCATCTTGTTCATGGTACATTCGAAACGAATGCATCTTGGACATTACCAGGCTCTAAAATTAGAGAAGAAATCAAAAATATAGGAAAAGAGATAGGTAGGAATATTGGTATTTCACGTTTTTGTTGGGATGGTAAAAATACAGTTGCCTCCCGAACTCTAGCTGCTGAAAATTTAAATAAACATATAGCACAGTTTCCTCAAAAAAATCAATATATTATTGCTCACAGTCATGGAGGTGCTATTGTAAGAGAAATGTCTCATTTGCAAAGCAATGATGATATTGCTGGAAAGATTCGTGGTGTTTGCCTTTTATCTCCTCCTTTTATCTTTCAACATGAAGTTATTCGAACATCAGGCAACTTGGGTTATATTTTTAGGTGTAGTGGTACTCTGGCTATTCAAGTGCTCCTTGCTGTATTCCTTTTGCCTTTTGATTTATACTCTTATAGTATTTCAGGTTTAATTTTCTTTATTACACTTTCTTTTGAGTGGGTGCTTTCTCAGAAATATAGTAATGAAATTTCTGAGGAATTAAAAAAAAATAAAGATTGTAATTCAATTGATTTTAATAACATTCAGATTTTTCATGCTATTGGAGACGAAGCTGATTCAGCTTTGAGGTTTATTAGCTCCCTTCACGAAGGGTGTTTCGCGTTATTATCACAATTAAAAGAAGTAAACTCAAAAGAAAATAAGCTATTAAAGTGCTCAGCAATTTTTAGTTCTATTGGTTACATATTATTAGCTATTATTTATTATTATGATTACATGATTTTAAGTATGGCTTTTATATTCAGTATTATTTTGACAATTATTTTTTATTTATATAATCTTCGTTTTAAAAGCTCAAATGATATTCCTATTGTATTGGCTATTGCTGCAATGCCAGTTGCGATTTTTTCTTTTTATCTATCTATTGCAAAAGCATTAGCTTATGGAGATCTACGTTTAATATTTTGCCCTCAAATATTTATCTCTTCATCAGAAACTCCTATAGGTGAGTACGAAATATTAAAACTATATCCAGAAACAGATTCTATGTTGATTCATTCGACACACTCACATCCAGAAGCCATAAACAATATTGTTAATTGGTTATATAGTAGTGAGTTAGAAAGGATGCCAAAATCTAATTTATAATAGGATTTTATAAAAACTGTATTTAGCATATTCCTTGTTAATTTAATAGGGATATGCTTCTAAATTAAACTTATAGGTAATATCTAATAATATTATTTAAGCTATTTCACAATGTGGCACTTCAACCCATTGTACATGGTTTTCTGTATAAATCTTGGTTGACTCCGCATCACTATGAGCCATTCGAGCTTGAGGATCAAAACCACGTTGTTTAAACATAAAGGCCGCCAATGCTCTTATTTCATGAAAGGTAGGTCTTTCATCTAAAGGCAAATGACTGGCAACGCCCACTCGATCACGTAACGTTGAAAATGCACGACTAAGATAATCAGGTGCAACTTGTGTTGGATGATTAACTTCTTTACTCACTTTATTTGGGATACGAGTAGGTAGTCTATGCACAATATAAGGGCTTGCCACATTGTCACGGCTATTATCGATAATATCCTTAAGTGCTTTGCCTATGGGGATCGCAATATGAGATGCCTCTTTATGTTGCACTTTTTGCCTGTGAATATAAATCATCCCGTATATTCCATTTAAAGGTTCCTCATACCATAAACACCCACATATGCCTTCTTTGGGGACTTTGATATTGTATTTTATGCGTGATACTTCAAGCCTTGCTTGTGTTGTTTGTAACGCCAGATCCATTGCTGTTCTTAACCAAGGTTCTGCGGATGCTCGAATTTTAAGAAAATCATCATAAGATAATCTTCTCCGTTTTTTCCCATCGACTCTTTTCATTTTCTTACGTTCAGCAGGGTTATCGAACATAAGAGATTCATCCATTGCGTAACTAAAAATTTTTTTTAGAAAACTGACCTTACGATTTTGTACATTGGCAGAAGCATCGGCATGATATTCATTAATATAGCCATTTACATGTTCCAGTGAGATTTCATTTGCGGGGATATCTTTAAAAAAGATCTTAATTCTCTCTAAGTCATTAACCCAGTTACTAAGTGTACTGTCTGATGGTTTCTCATCATTAGTGATCCGCAAAAATAACTTATCTAAATGTTCTGAGAGAGGGAGTGCCTCTCCATATTGCCCTCCCGAGTCAATAATTAATGAGTTAACAGAAACGCATTTTTCTGGTCGCATAATATTGTTGTATTCTCTGGCTATTGCGATAGCTTTTGCTTTATCTGCACCAATGCATTTTCTTAAACCATTAGTTAATGTAAGGCGATATTGTTTAACTGATTTATCAAAATAAAGAAAGTCAGGTAGATGCCTAAATTCCTTTCTTCTCGGTCTACTGGCCATATCACGAAGCCCTTATTAACTCATCGACACATGAAGAAATAACGGACTCGATACCCCAACGTTCGGATGAATATACCCAAACAGAACAATCAACGATTTTGCCTTTTAATAAACCTGTTTCTACCCATTTTTTTATGGTTCTATTATCTGGAATAGAACCTACTTCAAATTCTCGTTTAGCCCACGCACTAGCTTTCATCAGTTTTCCGCTCATTTTGGTCTTGCCTCATCATCAATAAAATAAGTCGGTCTGCTGTATCACAGGAGTGTTTGATTTCAGCGTCAGTGCATGGTCTATTTCTTACACTGAACGCTAACCGACCTAATTTAATATCAAAACTTGTTAATACTTGGTTCCCTGGTTTCCAAGGTGTTAATAATTTCATGGTGGTCACCCATTGGTCTTGAATAAGCCACCATGCTAATAACAACGAAAAGTAAAAACTGATTATGCTTAATCAACTTTTTACTCGAATAATTCCCTCTACTGGATAGCACTCTGCAATTTTTCCTTTGGTCGCGAGTACCTCTTTATCAATTAAACAATTTTGTTCATCAGGATAAATGTAGCCATAGGGCTCAAACTGACAATTTACCGAACTACATACCAAAAGGAATAAACCATACATTATTGTTCACTCCTTTGTTGCTCCGCGGGAGTAGGCTGAAGTTCAATTTTGACGTGTGCAGGAAAATCGTATGAAACATGGCAACGTCTATCTGTTGAAACAAAGCCATGTGTACCATCAGGTAATGTGATCTTTACGGTTTGGTCTTTTTGTTGAGAGTGTCTAAGCATTGGTCTTGCCTCTTTGTGACATGTCACGTTAATGAATGATAGCTGTATTAATGGGATATCCCAGTTGTAGCAATAACGCTTTTTGCATCGATGAAAGTGCTTGCTGTTCTTGCTCCGTGACATTTTTTGTTGATGCCGTAGACCATTCGATACTGCATTTATTGGTTGTTTCATCATGGGTAATAACAACTTCTAACTTCATGGCCATAACGTTTATCTCCTGATAATGCGCCCAATAAAGGGCGCTATTATGAATTAACGAACCATTAATGATCGGTCACCGACTTCTAAGTGAGCACCAGGTATTTCAATTCCGTTTTCAATCGCTTCTTTGATACCTTTTTTATCAGGTGCGGTGATGGTTTGAACATCAACCAACTCATCCGGCAACAAAGCCTCATTGTCGATAATGACTCGAACAACACCAGCTCTAGCAGTGAATGTATTTTTTGTTGTTTTTAATTTATCTAATCCTGAAGCCAATAAGCAGTTAAGAGCATATTTCTTTAGGTTTTTAGCTTGGTTTTCGAATGATTTTTTACGATCAGATAAACGTTTAGATTCCTCATCCAGTGTTTTAGCTTGACCTTCGATATTGCGAACGTGGTGCATAATTGCATCCAATTTATCACCTAACTCGCCCTCGATACCTTCCAACGTATCTGCGATATCTTCAGGAGAGAATTCTCCTGTTTCAACGAGTTGTTGTAATTTTTCGTAATTGGTCGCCAGTGCGATAGCAGTAGTATTGGTCATTAGATTGCCTCTTCTTTATGTTTCAGTTGGTCTAAACACTCTTTTTCGATTTGGTTTAATCGACGTAAACGGCCGGACAAATATTTCTCGTATTCTTCGTCTCGACGTTCTTGAGCTGATTTGATATGTGCAGAAATTTCTCGCGTTAATGTGGATGCAATGCCTCGCAGTTCATTCTCAGTAACAGCACTACGCATAACTTCCGTATGTTTAGTAAATTTCTCGTCTAATTCTTTGCGAATACGTGTGATATCTTCAGCTTTTTCACTCGCGTTTTTAATTTCAAATTCAAGCTTATTACTTGCTAAATATTCAGGGTTATCATGCATACCCATAAAGACATCAGAGCTAAAGCCAAGCATTGATAGTGCTTTTTTGATTGCATCAGTCAGCGATTTTTTAATAACTTCGCCATCAACTTTAATGCCATAGTTAGTCTGATAACGATAAGGAGTCGCCCCATAACTTTCAAACTCACCGCGGGTTTCACATTCGATGATGTACCAAAAACGGATCTTAATTGAGTGGTTTTGTTCGCAGAATAACGAGCCGTCACCATCCCGCAAAAAACGGGTTGCAACTTGTTTATTACGCTCATCAAGAACTGGTTCTAAAAGAGGCTTTCCATCAATAAATTTTTCTTCAAGGACTTCATAACCCCAGCCTTCACCAATAGGACCGAATATTTCAGTCGCACGCATAAACATGTAGGTGCTGTTTATGCTAGTTCCTACAAATCCCATGCCTTCTAACGGTTTAGTAAAGCGAGGGTCTGTACGTTGTACACGCTTCCAAATATTAAGATTATTTGCATCACCTAAGTTAAGAACTTCCTCAAGCACACTCGCGCGTTGCTCAAAATTATCGTGTTGTACTGATGGTGTTTCAGGCTCTTTAGGTTTTTCTGTTTGCTCAATCACTTGAGCTGTTTCTGCCTTAGGCGCTACTTCTTGCTTTTTACGCGAACGTTTAGGCTTAGTTTCTTTCTCAACTGTATTTTCTTTGGATACTAAAGATGCATTATCTGTTTGAGTTAACTTAGTAGTAATTTCTTCTTTTTTAGTGTTGTTAGATTTGCTAATGCCCAAATGCAGATCAATCAACTCTTTTCGTGCATTAGGATTATCTAATAACTCAGGTTGTTTTTTACTTTCAGCTATTAATGCAAAAATCTTTTCACGAGATATATCTAAGATGCCAGCTGTTGTGCGTAAATCCATTGACCAGCGTTTCCATGCTTTGTCGTCGTCATCTATTAGTTCTTTGGCTTTCTTTACTTGAGAGGGAAGAACATTATTAGGATCAAAATCATCTAACAGTGCTAAGGCGATTTCAGTATCTATAGTTGTGTAGTTACGCTTGATAGAAGATATTTCTTCTTGTGGTTGTTCTGGTTCTTCTGTTAGCCAACTTTCACCTAATGACTTAGCTTCTTCAACAGTGACATCTTCATTAGCGAACTCATAGATAGCCTGTGCTATTTCCATCGTTTGCTCAGCATCCATCAAAGATAATTTTGTTATTTCAGCAAGGCCTGTGGCGATATTACGAATTTTTGGATCTTCTGTGCCAGCAAGATATTTCAATGTAAAAGAGAACTCTTTGTTTGTTATTTGAGTCTTTCCAAATAATAACAGACTAGCGATACGAGGTTTTGTGGCCAGCTTTTTAAATTCTCTATATTCGATAGGTTTCCATTGAGTACCATCATACTCATTTTCAACAGCAAATTTTTCATCGAAAGCATCTAAAGTAGGGCATGCAGAACCGTCAAGATGCTCGCTAATTAACGGCTCATCAGTATTAAAGTTATCCATAGCTTCTGGATATGTTTCAGACAATTTTACTACTGCAGTCGCTGTTGCCAGTTTTGCATTAGCGGTGTTTAACGCTATTGCTAACGGTACAGCACCGTTGCTTGTACGAGCTTCGGTCGTAGGCTCAAATACACAGATAAAAGTTTTCATTGGTCTTGCCTCTTAATTTCCTGATTTTGCTAGTTTAATAGCTCGTTTAATGCCCGCTTTTTTGATAATTACACGCTTATATTTCCCATCAATGGGATTAGAGTAAGCCGTACCTGTTGAAGGGTAATATTCAACTCGTCTCTTACCTCCAATGATAGAAATATGTTGAGTGCCAGAAACTATCTCACTGTTATTTTCATGTTCAATAACAGATAGTTCAGCATCTAATACAGCATCAATTGCTAGATTAATTGCATCCATAATGTTCACCATCAGTAAGGAATTTCTTCATCTTCTTTAGCTATTGGTTTGCCTTCCAAGCAGAGAAGCATTTGGATCTGGTCTTCTAACAAACTTGTTTTTACTTGGGCATCAGCTAGGATTTTTTCTTGTTCATTACGTAGAAAATCAATTTCAGCGTGAATGAGATCAGTTTGAGTAGGCTTTTTAAAAGGAACATCAACAGTATGTTCTGCAATAACAAAACCTAACCCTGCATTGGGATCGGCTTTAAATGCGTAGGCGTTATATTGGTAAGAGCCATCGAACTGTTTTTGAGCATGAATATAGAGTGTGACGGTTAGGCTTTCAGGTTGTGCTTTCATAGCAACTCCTTTAAAATAACGGTGATCAGTGATTTATCATTGGTCTTGCCTCTTCTAGCGTTTGGTCGCGCTAGTAGAACTCTCGGTTAGCTTTGGTCGGCGACCCGAGGTAAAGGAACCCACTTCGGTGGGTTTTTTTACGTCTGTAACTTATTGCTCGTCTTTCCGAGCCGTCATGGTCATGTCTTTGTAGCTTTGGTCTTAAATATTCCCTAGTGCTGAATAAGAAGGTCTGAACACTTACCTAAACACTTGCTGTGTTGTTTTTGTTGTTAGTAAATCTACAAGTTAAAATTGAACATTGCAAGTCTATTTTACAAATAATTCTTGTAATTATGTGTGTAAAAAATTACAAGAGCTATTAAGCCCCTGTAATTTAGTTTGAATTTTATGAAAGGATTTTAAGCGTAACGCTTGTATGTTCTAGATTGACTGAGGAGGACTTTACCAAAAATGAAGAATTGGTCTTCATCTTCTTTATCAATATCCCAATCTCTGTAATTGGGATTATCAGAGATAACGGTTAATTTATTCTTTATCATTTGAAGTCTTTTAATGTGCAATGTTTGACCAAAAATGAAAACGTAAATGCCATCACCATCAAAATAATCTATGTGAACATCTATGAAAACCTGATCTCCTGGTTCAATAGTATTTTGCATACTATCACCAACTACAGTGATCATTTTTATATGGGCGCTAGGTCTGTTGCCAAATAAGCGGAGTGCTTCATCAGATGTATATTCAATAGCTCTAATTGTTTCAATAAATTCACTTTTATTAATAATGCCAGGGCCTGCGCTTGCTTCTATATCAAGTAGTTCAACAAGATAAGAATCACTCTTACGGACAACTGGCTTATTCATTACTTCAGTTGAAACATCACTCATAAAAAACCAATGTTCTGGATATCCTGAGAGACTAGACAATGCTGTTAAATTATTACCTCTAGGTGCTGTTTTACCGCTCACCCAAAATTGCACTGATTGAGGGCTAACACCGAGCCTACGAGCTAATTCTGATTGAGACCAGTTTCGCTCGGTTAGTATTTGGCTAATACGTGTAGCTGATACTTCATTCGGATTCTTTTTCATAAAATTATATTACAAGCTTTCCTTGTAGGGATCACTTCAAGAAAAACTTGATATTGTTGTGTGTTTGATTGTAAGATTAACTTGTAATTCAAAAAGGAGAAAACAATGACACCTTGTATAAAAAACAAAATTATCAATCTAGCGAGCCAATCAGAGATTGCTCGACGATTAAATACGAAGCCTCAAACAGTGCATTTATGGTTCAAAAATGGCGTTCCTGCTCTAAAGGTTTTAAGCCTGTGTGAATGCTTAAATTGGCAAGTAACACCTCATGAGGTTGCGCCAGAAATTTATCCAAATCAGTTTGATGGGCTTCCTAAATCATCATCAGTATTACAGGTATCAAATTAAAAAACTGATTATGTGTAATCAATTTTTTAGCGACAGGAGACGCAAAAATGAATTTTGATATCAACATTATCAGAGCTGAAATTGAAGATTGGGCGGTAGAACAAGGGCAAGAACATGTTGCCATCGAGATTAGTCGAGCTTATTTACGATTAGTGGTTAATCAAGAACATGGTCGATTATATGCCATTGAGGATCAAACTGGTAAGGCCGATTGGAAAGCAATCAATAATAACCGGCAACAGATATTTCGCTGGTTAAGAGGTGATTCTCGCGCATCTCAAAGAAAGATTGCGGAGTTAATGCCTGCGATTGAAATGGCACTACCGGCTTCAAGGTTAGCTCGAGTACGTGGAGATACAAAAAACTATTTAGCAACCGTGGCCATTCAGCGTTTTGCTGATGCTATGACTGAAATTTTATTAGAAGGTCGTGACATGTCACACCAAATAAACAATGTAGTACGTGCATTAAATGAGATATCACGCCCGACCCGCGTGCATTAATTCAAGAGGCAAGACCAATGATTAGATCAACTGAAAAAATCACATACCGCAATGGGTTTATGCTGAATGATAAGCCTGTTCATATTTCAGAAATTAGGGATATTTTTGAGGGTAGACGTGTTATTGCATTGTTAGTTTGGGAGCAGTATGAGAAGCAAAAACAAAAATTACTGTCAAAGAATTTAACCCCTGAGCAGTACCAAAATGCTTGCCGTAATATAGCTAAAGCACTGGGGGTGTGAAATGAGTAATAAATTAACTGGCTATGTATGGGATGCATGTGCTGTTTCAGGTGTTAAGGGTACCAAATTAATGATCATGGTACGCCTAGCTGATTATTCAAGCGATGAAGGGGTTGCTTATCCCAGTGTTGAAACTATTAGCCGTCAAATTGGTGCAGGAATTAGTACAATTCGTAATGCGTGTAATGAACTTGAGCGTGATGGTTGGTTAGTCAAAAAACAACGTAGAAATGGCAATCGTAACGCTTCAAATTTATATTTTTTAAATGTCGATAAATTAGAAAAAATTGCATTAGAAGAAAATGCAAAATTAAGAAAACAGCGTGAAAAACTATCAAATTCTCACCGTCCAGATTCTGACCGTTCAGATTCTGACCGTACAGAAAACGATAAAAATATACGGTTTGACCCTCCAGAATCTGGCGTTCAAGGGGGTTTTCACCCTCCAGAATCTGGCGTTCAAGGGGGTTTTCACCCTCCAGAATCTGGAGGCGATCCACAAGTAAATTCAAAACATGATCCACAAGTAAATTCAAAACATGATCCACAAGAATTACTCGAGGGGAAAAAATCGAAAAATAAATTCGATCCAAAATTATCTAAACCGTCAAATGTGAGTGATGAGGTTTGGCAGGATTGGATTAACTTCAGGAAAGAAATTAAAAAACCGCTGACAGAAACCATGTGCAAGCAACAAGCAAAAAAATTATCACTTTGCACCGATGCCAATGCTGTGATTTGCAATTCAATTGCTAACGGTTGGCAAGGGCTATTTCCTGAAAGAGCAGTAGTACAAACTCAAAAAGTAAATTCTCACACTGGGTTTAGCGAAAAAGATTACCAGTCTCAAGATCCGCATTGGTTTGTGGGAGGTGGAAATGTCTGAACAAAATTTACTAACTGCGGTGAATATTCCACCTCGCTTTGCTAATGCGACATTTGAATCATTTGTAGCCTCAACGCCAACAGCAAAACATAATTTAAAAATTTGTCAGCAGTACGTTGAAACTTGGGGTGACCGAAAAAACGCAGGAGAGGGGCTTGTACTGTGTGGAACACCCGGAACTGGTAAAACACACCTTGCAGTATCAATCGCCCGTCAGATTGCCGGAGAATTGCAAGAAACGGTATTCATTACCACAGCCTCACGTATCATTCGCGCTTTTCGAAGAACATGGGCTGGAAATTCAGAATTCAGTGAACTTGATGTACTTGAAAAATATTGCACACCTGATTTGTTAATTATTGATGAAATTGGTGTTCAGTATGGCACTGATTCTGAACGTAATATCTTGTTTGAGGTGATTAATGATCGCTACGAAGATTTGCTACCTACAATTTTGATAAGCAACTTGCCCGTTGTTGATCTACAAGAAATGCTTGGTGAACGAGCCGTGGACAGATTATTACAGGGTGGAACGGTATTAACGTTTAACTGGCCAACATATCGCAGAGGCAATCATCATGCATGAGAGAGAACTAGAATATGCGGTGATTAGTGGTTTGTTAGCTGGTGGTGCTAGTCAAGATGCGTATGAGGTATTAGCTACATTACCTGAAGAGGCGTTTAGCTCTGGATATTTCCGTAATGTCTACAAAGAAATTAAAAAACAAGCACTAGCAAGCTCTCTAATAGATCCATTTTTTATTGCTGACGCTCTAGGTGAAAAGGGCGATTTAGCAAATTTACTTGAGCTATCTAAAACACCTATTTGGACAGCGAATTTAAAAGGCTATGCTTCAAAAGTTTATAGTTATTATCGCGTTAGAGAAGTAATTCAATTAATCGCCAAGTATCAAAATGACATTACTACTGCAAATAATCATGAACAAGCTGAAGAATTTATTCATCAATTTGCAACACAAATTGGCCAGCTGACAATTGGTAGCCAGAACCTACTTCCTGTGCATTTAAATACACTACTTGAAGGCTATGTGGATGTTTTAGAACGCAGAAACAAAGGGGAAGATGCTGTTGGGATGATTAAAAGTGGTATTGAAGCTTTAGATGACAAAATAGGAGGCTTTAACCCAACAGACTTAGTTTTTATTGGTGGTCGTCCGGGAATGGGGAAAACAGAGCTTGCACTAACGATGACTGAGGGGATGACCAGAGATGGAGGCGGTGCATTGTTCTTCTCGATGGAAATGTCTAATCAGCAAATTACTGAGCGTCTAGTTGCAGGTTCTGCTCAACTACCAATATCAACATTGAGACATCGTGGGCGATTGGATGATGAAGGATGGGGGCGTTTAAGTTCAGCACTAGGCCATTTAATGGATAGAGATATTCATATCATCGATGCGAGTAATCTAACTATTGAACAAATATGTGCAATCAGTGAAAACCACAAACGTAAATATCCAAATTTGAAAGGAATTTTTGTTGATTATTTAGGGTTAATTAAAAAACCTAAAGCAGAACGTAATGATTTAGCAATTGCGAAAATATCTGCATCTTTAAAAGGATTAGCAAAGAGGTTACACACGCCAACTATTGCGTTAAGCCAGCTATCTCGTGATGTTGATAAAAGACCTATTAATCAACGCCGTCCTGTTTCTGCTGATTTACGCGATTCTGGTAGCTTAGAGCAAGACGCTGACTTAATTTTATTTACCTATAGGGAGGCCGTATATAACCCCAATAGCCCTGCGAAAAATTATGCCGAGATCATTATCGATAAATTTAGACACGGAGAAACCGGCACAGTCTATCAAGAATTTAAGAATGGCCACTATCTGCCTACCGACCAAATTACAGCGTCAGAAGTGTCCAAAATGCAACAACAATCACAGCAAAACGATAAAAGACGTCGTTACGCAGAAAAAGCATTTTAGTTAAAACAGAGGCAAGACCATGACAATTAAAGACTCTCTTACTCACGAATCTCTCGTTCGTGATAATCACCCTATATTACCCGACGATGGGTTAGACCATACACAGTGTCATATCGACCGTCTCCATGCGTCAGCAAGAGCAAGAACAAAAGCACCTTATCAACCTAAGGTTAAACCACAAAAATCTACGAGGTAATTATGTCTAGGCGTTCTTATTTGCCTGATGATTTACCTCACAATCGAGTTTTGTGGCCAGAAGAATATCGCGAGTTAGAACAACTTGATTTATTAGCTAGTCGATTAATTAGACAGCTTAAAAATCAAAAAATACATAGAACGCGAGTGTTGGTGGAAATTGAAAAGTTGCCTGAGGTACATCGGAAGTTTTTTAGAGATAGGTTGAATTATTGGCGTGAGGTGATGAGGGCATAAGTAATGGCAAAAACAGTAGCAGAACGTAAAGCGGAGCAACGTAAACGGCAGAAAGAATTAGGTGTAACCAAAATTGAACTACTTGTAGATAATCAAGAATTGGAAATGTTAAAGCGTAATTGTGTATTACGCATGCCTGGTCGAGAACCGTATGATGTTGTTGAATACTTACAGATGCTTATTCGTAAAGATGATGCTGAGTATAAAAGGCAAGCTGAGAAGTTATCTAAACAAAAGTGTAAACGCTGTGGTGAGCAATTACCTGTTCAACAATGCTGTTTGTCTGGTGATTCACAATGTTGGGTAACCAAAGGATATCATGAGGTAAAATTGAGTATATAAATACATTAAGAATACTGGTTGTCAAATGTTAATATACCCGAAGTTTTTTGGTTGACAAAAACACGAAAATGCGAAAATATATATCTGACATTTCACAATATAGGATTTAATACGAATGGAAGATAGAAGTCTTGCCCCTTGTTGGGATATTCAACCCTCTTTAGAAGAAAAACCAGTTACTTATTTATTGAAATCTATTGCTGGTGTACTAACTGAATTGCCTAAACATGAACATAAATTAGATTGTAATTGGATCAATGGTGTTCGTGCTTATGGGTGGGTCAAAAATCATATTCAAGATACTGCAGAAGAAGGCATTATACCAGAATTAAAAATGGTATATGACAAACTGGATTTTGTCTTTGCAATTAATAATATACCGATTCAGTTTTCAAAGGATTGTATTAGTGAACCAAAGAAAAAACATCGTTTAGTTCGAAATAAAGCAGAATTTAAACAATTAACATTATTTGGTGGTGATGATTCAGAAGCTGAAGAAGATCTCATTTGGCGTGTTCTTGCTGAGCCATTCTATATTGAAGATACGGATGATTATCCTCAGTGGGATGTAGCTTTAGTTGGGATTAATCAATATGGCGCATGTATTAGTGAGATTAGATACCATGAGGCAGTTTCTGTTCCATTAATGGATAATTCAGAAGCGAGACCTGAAGCGACTGACATTAGTGATGCACCACTTAAACGTCGTAACGCACCAGATGAAACTGTGAAAAAAGATGGAACTGTTTGATTTTAAATCAGGCTATAGAGGGGATAAGTTACGTCTTGCTAGGATGGCGAGGGGGTTGTCGTGTGAAGAGTTAGCGACAGCTTTAGGTAAAAGTAAACAATATATTAGTAAATTAGAGAAAGGATTTAAACCATCAGAAGAGCTAACTGATGAGATTGCAAGGCATTTGAATATATTGCCTAATTTTCTATTTAGTGAGCGTAGCTACCCAATAGAAGATGAACAATGTCATTTTAGAAGTAAAAAATCGAGAACTAAAACTTTAACTAATAGCATATTAGCTAGGGCTGAAATCTTGAGTTCTTTATTATCTGCTCTTGAAGATGAAATTGAATATCCTGAACTAAATATTCCGGATATTTCAGATCGAGCAATGAGTACATTAGATGATATTGAACGAATAGCTGAGAGTTGTCGTCGTTATTGGGGGATTGGTTTAGGACCAATAACATCTATGGTTAAATTCGTTGAGAATTTAGGCATTATTATCGCACATGTGTCCGATGTTGATGACAGAGTTGATGCTTTTACTGTAAATAGTAAGAGGCCAATAATAATTCGTAACGATGCTAAAAGTTCTGTATGTCGATTTAGATCCGATATTGGACATGAATTGGGTCATATTGTTTTACACGATGGAATTATTACTGGAGATAACTTAACTGAGAGTCAAGCAAATCAGTTTTCTAGTGCTTTTATGGTTCCAAGAGTTTCTTTCATGAAAGAATTTCCTAAAATGAAAGGGCGTTATTTAGATTGGAGTGCTTTAGTTGAGTTTAAATTACGCTGGAGAGTAAGCCTAAGAATGATAATTTATAGAGCTTCAGCTTTAGGGTTAATTACAAAAGACCAAGCAAGACAAGGATATATGTATCTTAATACAAAAGGATATACTGCAATTGAGCCTGGAGATAATTCTATCCAAGTTGAAGAACCAACATTACTTACTAGAAGTATTGAAATGTTAGACGACCTATCATGGAATAACATTCTTGTTAAAACAGGGATTACAAGAGAGTTAGTACGAGAATTGTTTTGTGTTAATAAACCAATTAGCGATAAAACTTCTTTTATTTATTCGGTTAGCTAATTCCTATATAATCATACCATTGGTCTGAACACCCCCAATCCTAAATATTTGCTGTGTCAACTGAGAGTCAAGTATGGCACAGCATAGCTTTATCAAAATGTCTAACGATACTCTTGTACCAGCTAACCCTGTTACGAGAGATTTTCTGCATTCAAAAATCAAGTGTGGTGATGTGCTTTCAGCTAATTTTAAGAAAGCTCGTAACCCTAGATTTCATCGTAAATACTTCGCATTACTCAACTTAGGCTATGAATATTGGGAACCAGTTGGCGGTACCATTTCACCTGAAGAAAAAGAGCTTGTGCGTGGTTACATCAAATTCCTTTCATATTACACGGATAATGCTGACGCGCTGTTATCAGCATCCGATATCTATCTAGAAGAAGTTGCACAAAATCGTGCACAAAATATCTCAGTAACAAAATCATTTGATGCTTTTCGCTATTGGGTTGTAGAGCAAGCCGGTTATTACGATACGTTTGAAATGCCTGACGGCAGTTTACGTCGTGTCGCTAAATCAATCAGCTTTGCAAATATGGACGACTTAGCATTTAGCGAACTCTACAAAGCCACACTCGATGTGCTTTGGAATTTTATCCTTCGTAAGCAATTCCCTACTCAAAAAACTGTAGAAAATGCAGTATCTCAATTATTAAGTTTCACATAGAGGCAAGACCAATGATCAAATCAAAGACCAAAGAAGAAAGACAGTGGCTATCAGATGTAGCGGAACTGGGTTGTATTTGTTGTCGCAATATGGGGTTTGGGGCAAGTAGAGCGGAGATCCACCATGTTAGAACAGGGCAGGGAATGGCACAGAGAGCTAGTCATACAGATGTTTTACCTTTGTGCCCACCACATCATAGAGCAAGTTATGAAACCGGCTTTCACGCTTCGCCTAAATCGTGGCAAGAAATTCATGGTAGCGAGATTGAGTTATTAGAACAGACTAAGCAAGAAGTAATGGAGTTACGAGCATGTCGAGTATAAAGAGCATATCAGATGGGTTAAAACTTGATTATGATCAGGTTGCATGGATCCAGCCTTGGTTATCAAAATTTGGAGCATGGGTATATTCAGGGAGGATAGAAAAAAGGCAAAGCAGTATTATTGCTGAATTTATGGAGACAGTAGAAAGGCGTGATTATCCTGAGCGAGAAATGTGTAATGACGATGACGGGATGTTGATCGCTAAAGTGGTCGATAAAATTTATCACATAGACAGAATAGCGTTTACGCTCTTGTTACTGCGTTATGCCTTCGGTAGTTCAGATCGCGCTATTGCTCGTTATTACCACAATATAGCAAAACCGCGACAAATGATTAGACGCAATAGAACGGTAGAATATAGAAAACCTTCTATGTCTACATGCAGAAGAGAAATTGAGGACATAATTAGTTCAGCTGAATATTTAATTTACCCACATTTAAAAGATGCATTTAAAAAACGAGAAAAAGAGTGGAAAAGTAAAAATAATAGTAAGAACGTGTTGACTTCTTTGAGCCAATGATCCACTATTTAAGTATAAGTTGCCGTTTTTATACAGTGACCAACTAACCCAGCCTAAGTGCTGGGTTTTTTTGTATCTAAAACAGATAAGAGTTGCTGTTTCCTTTGTTCAGAGTTACATGTGTGTTCACGACCAATAACTGACCAAAGGTATTAAAATATCATGTTAAAACATAGTGATATGACAGAAGAGGCAAGACTTGTTTTTGAAGTTGTTCCGCACACGATAGAGGTTACGGTAAATGAAGTTGCAGAATGCACTTATTTAACTGAGGAACGTTGTCAATTGATATTAACGCAGTTGGCGATGGCGGGACTAATCAAAGAAAACATCAAAGGAAATACATTTCAAAATATCTAATACTGTGAAAATGGGCGACTGTAAAAGTGTTGGTAGCACCTTTACAGTCATTCACCCGTTCTGGTAGATCACGGACAAACTAAAGCCCACTGCTTATGTGCACAAAGCATAGTGAGCTTATCAAAAAAGGTTCTCCTGATCTATGAAAAATACTGTGAATTTAAACAGTGTGAATTTAGTCAATGATGACTCACTCAGCTATATAAAAACACTTCCCGATAATTGTATTGATTTAATCGCAACTGACCCGCCTTACTTTCAGGTGAAGTCTTGTAGTTGGGATAATCAGTGGGAAAACGTAACATCATATTTATCTTGGCTTGATGAAATGCTTGCAGAATTTTGGCGGGTATTAAAGCCTAACGGTAGTCTTTACATTTTTTGCGGTTCTAAACTAGCGTCGGATACAGAATTACTCGTCCGTGAAAGATTTAATATTCTAAGTCATATTGTATGGGCTAAACCATCAGGGCCTTGGCGTAGGGCATGTAAAGCCGATTTACGCAGTTTCTTTCCAAGCACTGAAAGAATTTTATTTGCTGAACATTATCAAAGCCCATATAAGGGTAAAAGCAGTGTCTATCTTCAGCAATGCAAAGAGCTTAAAGAAAACGTATTTAAGCCTTTAATTGAGTATTTTAAATCTGCACGTGAATCATTAGGAATAACAGCAAAAGAAATAAAGCAGGCAACAGGTAAGCAGATGGCTTCACACTGGTTTAGTTATAGCCAATGGCAACTACCTAGTGAAACTGATTACAAAAAACTGCAAGAGCTGTTTCAGCGTGTAGCAAGTGAAAAGTTTAGTAGTAATCCTTTAAATCGTGATCATGCTGATTTGATAGAGGCACAGGCTTCTCTTAGTCGAGAGTACCAGGAGCTTGCTGAACAATATCAATTATTACGTCGTCCTTTTTCTGTCACCGTTGATGTTCCTTACACTGATGTATGGACGTATCCACCTGTACAATATTACGCAGGTAAACACCCTTGTGAAAAACCAGCTGAAATGATGGAACACATTATTCGCTCAAGCAGTCGCGAAGGTGATCTGGTTGCTGATTTCTTTATGGGGTCAGGTGCAACACTAAAGTCTGCATTAAAGTTAAATCGTCGAGTTCTTGGGATTGAACTTGAGAAAGAGCGATTTGAACAAACCACACTGGAAATAGAACAGTTTAGATTACGAAAGTGATTATGACTAATTCCGACTTTTATTAACTAATAAGCCCCAAGCTAAGGGGGAGGTATGAAGAAAATGCCATATAAAGACCCCAATAACTATAACTGGCTTGTGGGCATACTTATCAGCGTTATGACTTTGTTAGGCACTGCAGCTAGTTGTGCTTATAAAGCGTTGAATGGGGAGCATATAAGTTGGGGAGTATTTTTCCTTCAAGTTATCGTCTCTATTTTTGCTGGTGCAATGGTGTACCTAGCGTCTAGCTATTATGAGTGGGTTCCAGAACTTGCTGGTGGTATTGCTGGTTTAGCCGGTTGGTCTGGAGCTGAGTTAATTAAAACACTAGAAAAACGGTTTTTAAGGAAAGTTAGCGGTGAGTAAATTTGTATTTAGTACACGTAGTGAAAAGAACATGCAGGGTGTTCATCCTGATTTAGTCAAAGTAACTCGACGAGCACTTGAATTAACAGATATCGATTTTATGGTTATTGAAGGAAAGCGTAATGAAGCTCGTCAACGTCAGTTGGTCATTAATGGTAAAAGTCGAACGATGAATAGTCGGCATCTTACTGGTCATGCTGTGGATTGTGCTCCTATCGTGAATGGCTCAATACCTTGGCAAGAATGGTCATACTTTAAAAAAGTGGCTGAAGCGATGATCCAAGCAGGTAAAGAGTTTGGTATTGATGTTGAGTGGGGCGGTAATTGGGATTCATTTAAAGATGGCCCTCATTTTCAATTAACGTGGAAATCATATCCAGTATAATGTCTATGAATATCACCAAATTACTCGCTGGTGGTTGTGTAGTATTGGCGTTCTGGCTCTGGTGGGTAATAGATGACTATGGAACGTTAAAAGCTAATCACAAATTACTTACTAGTTCGTTCAATGAGCAAGTCAATATCAATCAAGATTACCAAGCACGCATAAAATCCCTTCATGATCTAGATGTAAAACATACGCAGGAACTCGATAATGCTAAAACTGAAATTAGCCGGTTACGTGATCTTAGTGAGCGTCATCCTGAGCGGGTGTACATCAAAGCCAACTGTCCAAAATCCGAAGGCGTTACCACCTCCGGCGTGGATGATGCAACCACCGCCCGACCTACTGACACCGCTATCCGAAATTATTGGTTACTCAGAGAGCGAATTGCACAGTCAGAGCAAGTAATATTAGGATTGCAGGATTACATTAGAATGGAGTGTGTGAACTAAAAAAGCCCAGCATGGGTGCATGGGCAAACTAACAGGATATTAATCAAAGTATAGTGATGATTACTTAGTATAGCTTAAGTAGGTATATATACTAGATTGATAATTCTGATTAACCTATCTCTTACCTAAATAAAAAAACAAGATAAAAATAACCCTGTGAGTTTGGGCTCCCACAGGGCTTTCACTAGCATATGTGAAAACAATAGATTACCAATACCCAGCAAGCCAATCTGTTAATAATCAACGTAAGTTTTTAGAAAACAACAGTCTTGTTGTAATAGCGGTTTTTTAATGCGTCGTATTGTCGCTGTCTCCTATGTTAGCTATGACCTGCATTACCTCACAGTGAGCGCATAGTGAGAATCAAAAACAATGAATACCACCATTTTGTTATATTTTTCGGTCATTATCAGCAACGTCAGCTGTAGGTAGAAGAAAGGGCGTGACAACCGGAGAGACGAGTACAATTCATAAGAGTCAATCACAAAGCCTACTTTCGAGAGGGCTTTTTAATAGGCTAAGGAGATAAACACAATGGCAAAACCGGATTGGGGGATGCTACAACAACAGTTCCTCGCCGAACATGCTATAACAGGAATATCCCCTAAAGAGTGGTGCGAACTAAAGGAATTAAACTACGCAACAGCCCGACGATATATCAAAATATCCCGTGCGCAGAATGCGCAAAAAACTGCGCACAAAAAATTGCGCACTACGCAGAAAAAAGAAAGCGCAAAAGAGCTAATGCGCAATAGTGATATACCCGATGCGCAGAGCAATGGAGTCAGTAATACGCACGATAATGAAAACACGTTTAGTCTGCGCAATTATGGGCTAACAGAACAACAGATTAAATTTGTTAGTGAATACCTCATCGACTTAAATCGAACAGGGGCATATAAGCGAGCCGGTTATAAAGGCGAAGGAAATACAGCTTATGTCAATGCTACTCGAATGCTAAGAAATGCTAAGGTTTCACGAGCAATCACTGACGCATTAGCCGAACGGGAACGCAGAACAGAGATAACCCAAGATGCCGTATTAAAAATGTGGTGGGATATCGCAACTGCAGACGTTAACGAGTTGACCGAATACCGTCGATTATGTTGTCGTCATTGCTGGGGTTTTGGTTTTAATTATCAGTGGCGTGATTCGATAGAGTTTGAAGATGCTATTAAAAAAGCAGTCGTAGCAAAGAAACCGCCTCCACAAGATGTTGGGGGATACGGTTACGATGAAACATTAGATCCAAATCCTGATTGCCCCCGCTGTAATGGTGCTGGTATTGGTCGGGCGCATTTCCATGATACGCGTGATTTAACAGGGCCAGCGCGTCGAGTATTTGCTGGCGTGAAAGAAGGGAAGTTTGGTGTTGAGGTTATTACTCGTAATCAAGATGAAGCGCTTAAGATGGTTGCACAGCATTTAGGCATGCTGAAGAACAAGACGGAATTAACTGGTGCCGATGGTGGGCCTATTCAAACAACAGGAATAGATTTAAGTCACCTAAGTTTCGAGCAACTTATGCAATTAAGAGTAAAATCAAAGCAGTAAGATTTTAGTCAGTGTGATATAACAACATATTTAAATATTGCATCGAGCAGATAGGGAATATGTCTAAATATCGATTTTATGCATTGTATTTATTTATTGTTCTTTTTTTAGGTGGATTATTTATGAATCAATCTGTTGCCATGTCTAATGAGTCACCTGAAATTTTGGTTAGACAATTTCAACAAGATTACATGGAATGGAATGACTACGCATTTAGCCTTATGGGTTCGAAGCCTGATGAGTATACGGAGTTAGCAGATAAGGCGTGGCGTAGGCTATTAACTAAATACACATTACCTGATTTTGTAGGAGAACCCATTGCATTTGGTTCTGAATCAAGTCATGACCCCAAAAAAGAGAAAATATTGTCGGTAGTAAAGAGCACTAACAATATCACTGTTGTCACAACGCAATATATTGTACCTGATGGTTACTCACCTATTTATGAATATTATTTAATTTTTCAGGATGGGCGATGGTATTTAACGCAGGTTTATTTTGTTGATGAAGGGCAATTATATCCTGGTCTGTAAATAGTATAAATTGTACCAATTATCGTTCTATTTAACATAATGATGCTAATGCGCCCCTTCACTTTTTAACTCAACTAAAAACACAACCTAAACCGCTAAAAGTAGCAATCTTCTTTCTGTTTTAATGCCGTTTTATTGTTAATCAATTGTTATCAAAAACATGAAAATCATTTCGTGCCAATTACGGCATGAAAGGGTTATTTTTATCACTTTAGGTATCTCTAATGGATGTCAATTTCGACTTGTTTGATGAAGAAGTCAGGAGAGAGATAGCTAGGCGTAGTTTGCATGAATTTATTCAGTATATAAACCCTGAATACATTACAAGCCACTTTTCAGAAACGGTATGTAATGCGTTAGACCAGTTTTTGTTAGATATGATGGATGGTAAACGGCCTAAGTTAATATTAGGGGCACCTCCACAGCATGGTAAGTCTGATATTGTTTCGCGTTACCTTCCAGCCTATTTCTTTGGTAAATACCCTAACATGCGTGTGGGTGCGCTGTCGTATTCCTCAGATTTAGCGGGTGATATGAATACTGATGTTCAGCGCATTATGATGTCTGATGAATATCGTGTGCTATTTCCTAAAAGTTGGTTAGGCAATAAGCCTGAAAACGGTATTACAGTTAAACGTAATTCTGATGAGTTTGGCCTTGCCAATCACAAAGGGGGGTATGTTTGTGCGGGGGTAGGTGGCCCATTAACAGGTAAGAAAGTTGATCTCGGTATTATTGATGACCCGATAAAGAACTCAAAAGAAGCGCTTAGCCAGACTGTTAAAAAATCAATTTGGAACTGGTACGTTTCGACCTTTAAGACCCGCTTATCAAAAAATAGCGGTGAAATTATCATGGCTACTCGGTGGGCAACCGATGATTTGTCTGGCCAATTAAAAGAAAAAGCGCCTGAAACTAAGGTGCTTGCATTCCCCGCTATCAATGAACGAGGGGAAGCACTGGTACCAGAGTTACACCCAATTGACAAACTCCTTGAGACAAAAGCAATCATTGGTGATTACTTCTGGTCTGCAATGTACCAACAATCACCTAAGCCGGGTGATGGCCAAATCTTCCACGAAGAATTTGCTCAGTACTACCTACCGAAAGACCTACCAGAAAAATTCGATAAGGTTATTCATAGTTGGGATATGACCTTTAAAGATAGTGACGGTACTGACTATGTGGTGGGGCAGGTATGGGGAAAGAAAGACGCAAATGCTTATCTACTGTATCAAATTAGAAAGCGCATGAGCTTTACTGAAACCTTAAAATCGGTGAAATGGTTAGCTGAAAAATTCCCTGAAGGACGACGTAAGCTGGTGGAAGACAAAGCCAATGGCCCTGCTGTAATCGACTCTCTCAAATCAACCGTATCAGGGTTAATTCCCGTCGAGCCAGATGGTAGCAAGGTTGCTCGTGCTCATGCGTGTACTGCTGAGTGGGAGGCTAGAAATGTGTGGCTACCTCATAAAGATATTGCGCCGTGGATTGTGGAAACCGTAGAGGAAATTACTACATTCCCGTTTGCTGGCCATGACGACACAGTGGATGCCATGACGCAAGCATTACGCGATTTATATCAGAAGAAAAAAGGCAGTTTCTTCACAACTAGGAGATGAACTATGTGGTGGCCGTTTAAGAGGCGAAAAACAGAACCACTCGCACCGGTTAAACGGTCAGCATTCACAACTGACTTATATCCTGCGCTGGCGCGAGAACAGGGCTTTGATGGGATTAATTTACCCCAACCCACAATTGCAGGTGTTGCGATGGATAGCATTGATAGCTACGTGCCATCATTTAAAGGTGAACAATTTTACGGTGTGCCAGAGTCACAGGCCTCATGGTATGCCTCACAAATGTTTATTGGTAACAATATGTGTGCGGTTATCGCTAAACATTGGCTGGTGGATAAAGCCTGTAATATGCCAGCTCGTGATGCGATACGCCAAGGCTACGATATTGATTGTGATAACGACGATGATCGCGCTATCAGTAAAAAGCTCCGTAAACGTGATAAAAAATACCGTATTACACACCAACTGAAAGAGCTGGTTCACTTTGGGCGTGTATACGGTGGTCGTTTAGCGTTATTTGTTGTGGAGACATCAAACCCGAAAGAGTGGTATGAAAACCCGTTTAATATCGATGGTGTGACTAAAGGGATGTATAAAGGTATTAAACAGATTGATCCACAATGGGTAACGGCCGATTTAACGGATGCCAATGTTCAAGATCCTGCCAGCATGGATTTCTACGAGCCGACCTATTATGTGATTGGTGGGCGTAAGTATCACAAGTCTCACTTTATTAAGTTTGTACCGTTTCCTGTACCTAACGTGCTTAAGCCAATGTACAACTACTTTGGCGTATCAGTGCCAGAACGTATTTATGAGCGTGTCTACGCTTCAGAACGTACCGCCAATGAAGCACCACAACTGGCAATGACCAAGCGTTTGCTTACGATGGGGATTGCAGATCCAGAAAGCGCTGATAAGGATATTATTCGCGAAAATATGCTTTATTTTATGGAGATGCGCGATAACTACGGTGTGCAAATGACGGGCAGTGAAGATACGGTTCAACAGTTCGACACCTCATTAGCGGATTTAGACGCCACGATTATGACGCAATACCAGCTGGTGGCATCGGCTTCTAATGTACCAGCAACAAAACTGCTAGGCACTACACCGAAAGGCTTTAACTCAACAGGTGAATACGAAGAGGCTAATTACCGCGAAGAGCTTGAAAGTATCCAATCAAACGACCTTGAAGAGCTATTACAGCGCCATTACGACATGTTAATGCGTAGCGATGGTTTACCTGTGACAGAAATCTCTATCACATGGGCACCACTTGATAGCCCGACGGCTGTTGAGAGTGCGGATATTGAGCTTAAACAAGCACAAGCCGATTCAGCTTATGCAACAACGGGGGCGATTGATGGGTTAGATATCCGCAAGAAACTGGCCAGTGATAAAGCGTCTAGCTATTACGGCATTGAAGTGAACGAGGCAGATTATGTCGAGGCGAATACGAGTACGAACGAAGCGAGCGCAATGGGCAACATCTCGCCAAGCAGTAATGAAAGGGAAGCCCCTGCAGTATTCGGTAGCGCCCTCTAGTCGTTATCAAGGTGACATGTCACGCCTCATTAATTCAATGATTAAAGACTATGAAAAAGTGTTTAGCGAATTAAATGACGACTTCGATGGCTTTACGATGGATGCCAGCTTTGCCAGTCAAACACGCATCTGGCTTAACCGTCTAAAACGTAAATGGGATAAGATTTTTAAGCAAAAATCCACAGAGATTGCAGATAAATTTGTTTCCCAAGTCGATATAGGTGCAAAGCGTAATTTAGATGATTCTCTTAAACAGTTGTCAGGTGGGATCACCATCAAAACCCCAGATATGCCCGAAGCCCTGAAAGATAAAATCATTGCTTCTACGGCTGAAAACGTAGCACTCATTAAATCCATTCCACTGCAATTTCATCAACGTATTGAAAGTGTTGCCTTACGCTCTATCAGCCAAGGTGGTGAAGGTGCAAAAACGTTATTAGAGGAAATTCGGCATACTGGCAGTGTGACAGAGAAAAGGGCGAACTTTATCTCTGTTGACCAAACGCGAAAAATTACGACAGCGGTTAACTATGAGCGCATGAAATCTGCTGGTATTCGTAAAGCGGTTTGGCATCATTCTGGTGGGAGTGCTGAGCCTCGTGAATGGCATATTAAATTGGATGGTGAAGTATTTGATTTAGATAACCCACCGATTATTGATCCCAAAACGGGAGAGCGAGGACTGCCCGGACAGTTGCCAAATTGTAAGTGCTTCTGGACACCGGTTATTGATTTTGGTGAGGAGACATGACAAAGCGACAATATGATTTAAACGGCTGGCTGGAAGTAAAAGATAACCCCATCTCTAAAGTTGGGGTTTTTGATTATTTAGGGTTTGAGATTGGCGCACCAATACCCGAAAAGATTTACAAGGTGTATCGCCCACAAGAAGAACTGGCCAGCACAGAGACAATTAACTCTTTCAAATTAATGCCCTTTGTTGATGAGCATGAAATGCTAGGGAAAGACGGCACACCCGCAGAGACAAAGGGGATACAAGGGGTCATAGGGGAACAGGTTTACTTTGAATACCCCTACCTTAGAAGCAATATCAAAATCCTGTCTAATTCAGCGCTTAACCAAATTGAGGGGGGGAAAATTGAATTATCTCCGGGTTATCGCTGTATTTACGATTTCACACCAGGCGAATTTAACGGTGAACGTTATGACGCCATACAACGGCATATTAGAGCCAATCACCTTGCGTTAGTCGATGAAGGGCGCACTGGCGCTGATGTTGCTGTGCAAGACCACTCCGTTATTACCATAGACACTAAGGAACTTATTCGCATGAATCCTGAAGATGAAAACAAAGACAAACCAACCACTGATGAAGGTGCCTTTACGCCTGAGCAATTGGAAGCGTTAAAAGCGATTATCAAAGAAGCAATCACCAGTGCTAAACCTGCAACAGATGATGAGCCAGACGATAAAGATAAGTCTTCAACTGATTCAGACCCTGACGAAGAGCAGAAAGCAGAAGAAGCAGTGGAAAAAGCTGAAATTGCCACAGAAGAGGCTGAATCTGGCGAGCCTGAAGCAGTAGAAAAAGCCGAGGTCGCGATTGAAACTGCAGTCGAAGCGATAGAAGAAGCTAAAGAGCATCTTGACCAAGCAACTACCGATGGTCTTAATCGTCGTTTAAAGCGCCTAAATCGTAGCATGACTGCAATGGATGAAATGGCATCTCTGAAACGTAAAATTAAGCGATTAGAGAAAGCAAAACCGGCAATGGATACGGGTGAATTACTCAAACAAATCGGTGCGCGTGATGCGTTAGCGCATAAATTAACGCCGTTTATTGGTGTGTTTGACCACTCTGCTATGACTCAACAACAAGTCGCGGAGTACGGTGTTAAAGAACTGGGTATTCAATGCAGTAAGGGAACCGAAGCGATTGCTCTTGATGCATGGATGCAAGGACGTGTACCTGATTCTCAAAAGCCCAGTTCAACAATGGACTCTGCAGTGAGCAATAAAACAATTATGGATAAATGGGGAGCTAAATAATGGCAATTCCTAAATCAGTAGCAGATGGCTTAATTTCTGGTGTTGTCGGTGAAATTAGTCATGCAGGCCCTATTCGCGCTGTTTCAGCTATTCTCAGTTCAACGGATGAAAAGCTGAATATTTTCGGTCGCGCCTATACCTACAAAGATGATTCAGTGGAATCCGTTCAAGTCGGTGGTAAAGGGGCATTTGCGGGGATCATGATTAACCCTAAAGCCTATCGTATCGAAGAAGCGTTCGCTCGTAACGGTACGCAGGGCGAATTCCTGACAATGGGGGAGGTTTTCGTTGAACTAAAAGAAGTGGCAGGAAAAATCAACGCACCGGTTGTGTTCGATGAAGCTGACGGCTCGCTATCTTCTAAAGCCACTATTAGTGCCGGTGATCGTGTCATTGGTTTTATCAGCCGACACCTTGAATCCACAGAAAGTGCTCACTTGGGCATTATTCGTTTAACAGAAATCCCATATCCAGCATCTCCAAAGGAAGGTGAATAATGCCAGTCAGTAAAATTAAATTTCACATGTCTGGCCGTGATGTCAAAAAACATGGCCAACTGAATATTAACCCTGACCAGAAATGGACATACGGAGAATTAGCGCAAATCGGCTTTGGTGGTTTTTCTGCGATGGACTCCGCAATTAGCGGTGGTGCAATGCAGGGTGGTTTAATTCAGCGTGAAATGTTGCAACACGTTTTGCCCGGTGTTATTCGTACCGCTACGCGTGTTCGTGTGTTGGATGAAATCACCGGTATCGTCAATGCGGGTGAATGGCATGATGAAGAAATCATTCTGAATGTGGCGACACCAATTAGTAAAGCCGAGCTTTATGGTGACCATACCAATGTGCCATTAGCGTCTTATGCGCAAGACCAAGAACGCCGTGGCCTTGTCCGCTTCGAATCAGGTTTTCAAGTGGGTAAATTAGAAGAAGCGCGCCAATCTTCCGCAGGCTTTGTTGCGATGGAAGAAAAGCGTAATTCAGTGACTGAATCATTAGAGCAAAGCCGTGAGCGCGTAGGTTACTACGGGTTTAATAGCCCTGAAACGCGCGTTTTTGGTTTGATGAATGAACCTAACTTACCCGCCTATGAAACCGCAAAAGGTAAATGGAAAGGCGGAACATTTGCGGATATCACTGCCGATATTACTGATATGTTCTCGCGTATTGAAACGAGCTCTGGCGGTATTATTAAAGATGATACGCCAATTACCTTAACATTACCGTTGGGCTTTCGTTCTGCGCTGAATGTGGCTAATCCTGTCGCACGCGGTGAAACAGTCAAACAATGGATAAATGAAAACTATCCAAATATGCGTCTGGTTTTCTCTCCTGAATTTGTTGGCGCAAATGGTGGGGCTGATGTGGCCTATATGTTCGCAGATAGCATTGATGATGGTTCAACAGCAACCAGTGCGGTGATCCTTCAAGTTGTGCCTGTGAAATACCAGTTATTAGGTTCACTCAACCAAATTAAAGGGTATATGGAAGATGCAACCAATGCGACTGCAGGTGTATTTGTGACTCGTCCGTGGGCGGTGACTCGCTTAACCGGCATCTAATCTTGCCACTTCTCTTTTTGCGCCCTCATTTGAGGGCTTTTTTATATCTAAACAATAGGAGAGCACTCCATGCCTCTTTACGCATATTGCACCTTATCAAATGACCAGAACTATACCGTGAGAGACGGGAAAGTGTTTATTGCCGGTCAAGCGAACGTAATGACTAAACACATGTACACACCGCGTGGCCGTGTGACAGAAATTACTGACGAGCAATACAAACAGCTCAAAGAAAATCACGTTTTCAATCTTCATCGTGACAATGGGTATATTACCGTTGAAGAACGCAAAGAAGATCCCGAAAAAGTTGCCACTGACATGGAAGCGAGCGACCAATCAGCCCCTGACACGCCTGAATCGTTAGAGGCTGAAAAGCTAGACGTTCCTAAAACCAACAAAAAAGGTAAGTGATCATGGAGACGAGCACATTTCCTTTAACGTCATTCCGTGTGCTCTATCCGCAGTTTAACGGTGTGAGTGATGATGAAATAGATATCATTGCTCAATCTGCGTTGAACTATTTCTCTGCCTGTAAGGGTGTTTGCACTAACGAGCTGTGGATGCTCGTTGTTGCACACATGCTAACACTCAGAAAAATGATTGCTGATGATGAGTCGCCTACCGGTGTGGTGACGAGTGTGACTATCGATAAGGTAAGCGTGTCATTTACGGCACCGCCTGCCGGTTCGGACTGGTCGCACTGGTTTAAAATGACCACCTTTGGACAGCAGTTTCTAGCGTTAATTAAGCGTTGTAGCGTACCTCAATACTTTGGTGGTGGTGGCGAACGTTCAGCTTTTCGGGGGGTAGGAGGGCGATTTACGAGAGGAGGGCGATTACGTTAATGACTAAATTAGCGCAATTAAAAGCGGTTTATGATGAATTGGCTAAAAAGCGATTAAGTGTTGGTTTCTTTGAACACGCAAAATATCCCGATGGAACACCGATTGCTTATGTTGCCTCTATTCAAGAGTTGGGCTATCCCGCCGGTGGCATTCCTCCTCGCCCATTTTTACGTCCGACCATGAATGACAAAAAGCAGGATTATAGTCAGTTAATTTTTCGAGCAGTGAAAGCGTCTGTTAAGGGCAATATCACGCTGGATAATGGGCTGGCACAAATTGGTGCGACGGTGGCGGGCGATGTGAAAATGGCAATAAAAGCAGTCACAACACCGGCACTGGAGGAGTCAACCGTTAAAGCAAGAGCACGTCGCCATAGTAAAGGTAAGGCCACCGATAAGCCGTTAGTCGATACTGGCCAAATGCTTCAAGCGGTTAGTTTCGCAGTGGAGGATAAATAATGTTTGGTAACTTAAATCGTATTGCTTCACGTTATATTCCACAGCAAAAGGTGCTTTGGTTTCGATTTAAAGAACGGGCACCCGATGAGCGAGGGAATGACCAAAATTATTATTATGATCCCGTAGAAGTTCGTGGCAGTTGGCAAGCGGTCGATACCCAAGATGTTCAATCAATGGGATTAGATACGAGCCAAGTGTACCGACGCCTATATACCTCTCATGATATTAAAGCTGTGCAACGAGGTACATCTCCTGATTTTCTTGTATTCAATGGTCGAAAATATGATGTGGTGGGTGATGCAGACTGGTACGAACAAGATGGCTGGAAATCGGTGATCTGTATCGAGGCGGGTACTTATGACGGATTATGAGGTTGATGTTGCTATTCGCAAACAACTCTTGTTGCAGTTAAAAGAAGTCGGCATTGGGATCCCCGTTAAAGCCGGTTTCCAATCTACCAAGCAAGGCCGTGAAGATAACATGGTGATGTTTTTTCCCATCAATGAAAGTGGCCACGGTTGGCAGAGCCGAAAATATAATGTTCAAGGCAATAAAGCTAATCACCAAGAAAACCAGTTATCTGAAAAAACGTACCAAGTTCAGGCTTTCATTACCCAGTTAGGCCATTATTCAGCGAGTGATATTACCGCGATTGTCAGAATGATCGCCAATTCATTGCCCTTTGTTGAAGCTCTCCGCAAACAAGGCATTGGCGTTCAGCGGGCAAGCGATATTCGAACACCTTATTTTTTGAATGACCAGGGCAACTACGAACAAAACCCCTCATTTGATTTCAATGTGACATTTAATCGCACACTTCATCCTGATACAGACGCCGTGAGTGCGTTGTATCCCGATATCTATCGTATTTAAGGAACGTTATGTCTATCAAACAAACTCGCTATGTCGATATCGCGAGTGCGGTGATTGGCGCGTCAGCTGTACCGATGCGTAAGCTCACGGCTCGTATTTTTTCAACTAACCCTAAAATCCCTGCCGGTAAAGTGCTTGAATTTGCTAGTGGCCAAGTCGATGACTTATTGGGTACTGACTCCCCCGAGGCACATTTTGCGCGTCAGTATTTCAGCTATGTCAGTCCAGCACCGGCAAGTAAGCCGAAAGAACTGCAAATTGCCTCTTATGAGCCTGTTGGTCGAGCGCCTACCTTGTTTGGAGAAAAGACAGGCGATTTAGCTGATTTAAAATTAATTAATGACGGTGAACTTAATATCACTATCGGCAAGGTGACCAAAACAATCACTGGAATTGATCTCTCTGAAAGTACGTCATACGCGGATGTTGCAACAGCTGTACAAGCGAAATTGAATGCAGAAAGTGAACCTCAATTTGCTAGCGCCTATGTCACGTTTAATTCCCTAGACAGCGCATTTGTTATTAGCGGTGGCGTACAAGAGCGTGCTGATATTAGCGTGCGTCAATCAGTACTTGCTGATGCGATGAATATTAGCCACGGCACATCATCAGCCGGTAATCCTGCACAAACTCCGTTACAAGCCTTTATTGCTTCTGAGGCTATTTCTGACTCTTTTGGTAGTGCAACGTTTTTAACGGAACTCTCATTAGAGCATGCCGTAGAGTTGGCGCAGTACGTGGCAGGCGAAAATGTGAAGTATCAATTGCATTTGTCTGTAACCAATCAAAATGCAGAAGATTTTAGCGGAGCGCTGGTGGGTACGGCTTCAACAGCCTTAAACCTGAAAACAGCGGATAATTTCTTTGTTCAAGCGTTACCGATGGCCATTATGTCCGCCACAGATTATGACCGCACCAATGCGACAACAAACTATATGTATCGTCAATTTGGTGTCACGTTCCCATCGCAAATTACGACCGATATCGATGCGGATCGCTTAGATAAACTACGAGTGAACTATTACGGAGAAACGGCCGTATCGGGTTCACATATTAGTTTCTATCAACGGGGTTTCTTATGTGGTGGTGTTGCCAACCCATTAGATATGAGTGTCCATGCTAATGAGCAATGGTTAAAAGCCTACATCGCGCAACAGTGGTTTAGTTTGTTGATGGCCACACGTGGAGTACCCGCCAATAAAGACGGTGAAGCACGTGCAATGATGGTGATTGCAGGGGCGGTGACCAAGGCGATTAATAACGGCACTATTCTAGCGGGAAAAACCTTAACCGATGTGCAAAAAATCGCAGTGACAGACGCTTCTGGTGATGATTTGGCATGGCATGATGTACAAAACAAAGGTTATTGGTACAACGCTCAAATTGTCGAAAACACAGGCCCCTCTAATTTGCCTGAGTACGTAATGAAATATGTATTGATTTACGGTAAGGGCGACTGGGTTCGTAAAGTCGAAGGCTCTCACAACTTAGTGTAAGGAACACAATATGCATGATGTATCAGCAACTGGCTTGAGTATTGTTATTCAAGCACATAAAACCTTTCCCGCCGGTATTCAAATTACCGCCTTCGCAGATGATGCCGATCCATTAGATTTGCCTGCCGTGGATATTGCGCAAACAGGAATGGATATCAACGGTAACTTGGTATCATGGTCAACGCCAACACCTCAAACGGTCACCATTAACGTCTTAGCGGGCAGTGAAGAAGATGAAAACCTCGCTATCTTGCTTGACTCCAATACCGCTCGTCGCGGACAACGGCATGCAGGGGATATTATCACTATGGTCGCTTCGTATGGTGATGGCTCAACAACTACGGCACGTAACGGCAAAATTACGAATGGTAGTCGTGGTAGCTCTGTTGCCAGTGCAGGACGACACAAATCCAAAGCGTATACCTTCGTATTCCAAGACTTCGATCGCACTCGCGCACGTTAATTTTAGGCGGTTATTCCGCCTTTTTTTATGGATATTAATCATGTTAATTAAACCGAAAGAAATTACGATCACCGATGCTGATCGTGAAGAGCACACTTTTATTATTAGCCGATTACCAGCAACGATTGGACGTGAAATTCTGGCGAAATACCCGCTATCGAATGCGCCTAAAATTGGCGACTATGAAGTCAGTAAAGAAGCCATGCTCAAAATGATGGCGTATGTTGCAGTGGAAAAAGAGGGACAAGAGATTTATCTGAAGACCAGCACATTAATTGATAATCATGTGCCCGATGGTGAAGCCCTTATTCGTCTTGAACTGGAAATGTTGAAGTATAACACCAGTTTTTTCGGCAAAGACGGGAGCCAAGGTTTCCTCCAATTCCTGCTCAACAAAATCACCGGTTCACTCCCGTCGATTATAAAAACGCTGATGGCTTCTTTGCCGTCATCATCTCAGCCGGTTTCGCCACGCTCACCGAACTCAAAACATCAATAGATTTAGAAGAGGCGTTTGATTTGTGGGAGATCGCCATTACCAACCGTTATAACGAAGCGCTGGCTTCATCGAAAGGATAACTCATATGGCTTTGCTAGATACCTTTGTTCAAGTATTTGAATTTGATACCCGCCAAGCCGATGATGCGTTTAATCGAGTGAGCAAATCGACCGATGACATTATTGCTGAGATGAAAAAAGCGCAACAATCGGCAACTATCGGTGCGGATGGGTTTACGCAATTTATTCAAAATCTATCCGCACAATTGACAGAATTATCGTCAAATTCAGTTGATATTCATGTTAATGGTGATGCATCAAATGCCTCTGATGCCATCATTTCAGAAATTAAACGGATCACTGAAGAAGCGGAGGGGAATTCTGAAGACATTGATAATATTGTTCAAAATATTATTGATAGTTTAGGTCATGTATCCAACGAACATACTGAGATAAATATTGATAGTGATACTGCTCAAGCTGAGTTAAGCGCATACATAGAGAAAATGAAAGATTATCTTGAGTATGCAAAGTTACTTTTACAGTCTAACGCTCTCTCATCAGAAAGTAATAAAAAATTATCGGAAGGCATTGTATTACTCGAACGTAATATTCAGAGAGCTAAACAGTCAATCAATGATCAAATTGCCACGAATAATTCGGCATCTAGAGAAACGGAACGACTGACGAGGCGAAATAATGAATTAGCTGAGTCAGCCGATGAGGTTGCCGATAATTATGGTAAGGCGACCTCGTCGTTAGCTGGTTTTCTCGGTCGAATGGCAGGGATGGTTGGGATTGGTTTAACGGTAGGGGGAATTGCGTCATTTATTCAAACAACAGCAGAAGAAGTGAATACGCTTTCTCAATCCGCGGAAGCCTTAGAACTTCCTGTTGAAGATGTTGATGCTTTTGGCAAAGTCATAACCTCAATGGGAGGAGATGCTCAAGGCGCTCGTGACTCATTGATGGATATGTCTGAAAGTATTGGTGAAGCATTACAAGATACTTCATCAGGGAAAGCAGATGTTTTCAAAAGTTTAAATATCTCATTAAAAGATATGAAAGGCGAATCTATTGGCGCAATGGAGGGCATATATCGCTTGTCTGATGCTGTGCAAGGGATGAGCAAAGAAGAAGCCGTATTTCGAATTAAAGAAGTGGGAATAACAGACAATAAAATTGTTGAATCCATTCTTAAAGGACGAAAAGAACTCGAGGAGTTGACTAAAAAGCAAAAGGAGAATGGCGTTGTTACAAAGGAACTTGCATTACAATCCCAAAAATATAAGGAAGTGACTGGAGGATTAAAAACCGTATTCAGTAGTGTCATGATGAGTATTATGAATAGTGCGTTACCAGCGTTAACTAAAGTCCTTTCTTGGGTGCAAACCTTTGTCAAATTTTGCCAAGAAAACAAAAATTTATTGATAGGTTTTTTCTCAGCTATTGGTTTGGCCGTAGCACTTTATTACGTTCCCCCTATGTTAGCTGCTGCATCAGCAACACTTGCTGCAACATGGCCTATTATCGCTATTATTGCCATTATTGCGCTTTTAGCTATGGCATTTGCGATTGTTTATGACGACATTATGAATTTCATTGACGGCAATGATTCAATGATTGGGCGTATTCTTGAAAAATATCCACGATTAAAAATCGTTATTCTTGCATTATGGGAAACATTCAAAAAGCTCTTTGAATATCTAAAGGTTATTGTCGGTGTTGTGGCGGATATTGTTGTTGCCGGTTGGGAGCTAATGGCTTCAGGCTTAAAGGCTTATATTAAGTTTCTCATCAATTGTATCTCTGTCATTGCAGGGTGGGGTAAGTCCTTTGCGGGTGTTTTTACTACGGTGACGGATGCCGTTGTGGGCGCGTTTGAATGGATGTGGGAGCAAGTTAAAAAAATCATTGGTTGGGTAAATACAGGGCTTGATGCAGTTAAAAATGGTTGGAAATCTGCTAAAGAGTTTTTTGGGTTCGGTGACGATGAAGAAATTACTATCAATCAAAACGTAGAGCGGAACGTCAATGATAATGGCGAGATTGAATATGCCATTCCTCAACAAGAAGAAAGCCAAACAACACAACAACCGGTTAGACACTCTATTGCTCAAGCCAATGCACAGTTAGATGCGATAGCCAACAATGCAATGAACCCTATTACCAGCCAAGCCATTAGTAATCAATCCAATGTGAAGAATGAAAGTAACGTAAGTATTGGAGAAATCAAGGTTGAAACTCAAGCAACCGATGCACAAGGTGTCGCAAGTGGACTTAGCAATGCGCTACAAGATGAAATAGCTAATGTCAATCAACAACATTCTAGTGGATTGGGAGGTTAAATTGCTTACAGAAGTCAAAATCTTTGATTTAGAATCGTTTTCTACTCTATTTGATAGCGTGAGTCCGATTCAAATCAATGTAAGAGATGAACATAAGGCGACACAATTTCAAGTTGAAAGTGGTGAAACTCGTAGTGATCATGTGATCATTAACCCCGTTGAGATTGGTATAGATTTGCTATTAACGGGAGAGATGAAAAACATCTTCTCATCGATGCAACAAGCTTTTGACGAACACAAACTTGTTGGTATTCAAACCCGAGTAAAAACCTATCAACCGATGTTATTGACGAGTTTTAATCATGATGAAATACCTGACATGATAGATGCAATAAAGCTGTCACTACGGTTTATTGAGTGGAGTACTGTTGAGCCTGAATACGGAGATTTACCGCCTCGAGCGACACAAAAGCCAGAGCAGTCATCAACCGTAAATCGGGGAAATGTGCAAACAAAAGAAGCCGATACGGAGACTAAAAAGAAAGGTTCGGTGGCAACACGTATCGCAGATGGTGATTGGAGCTTCTCATGAAAGTCATACCCTTAAAAGCTATTCCAAACCAACGCTTATCCGTCAATTTAGAGGGAGTTAATTGGACGCTAACAATAAAAGCTGGTCGCCATGCGATGTATCTTGATATTGAACGAGAAAGTGAGGTTATCGCCGTAGGCATGCGTGCGGTGGCAAACACACCTATCATTCCTTATCGCTACCTGACTGATGGCACGAATTTAGCATTTATAACAGAAAATGATTCTCTGCCCTGGTATGAATTATTTGATAGAACCCAATCATTAATTATTTGGAGTGATGATGGACTTACGACGAATACGGGTGGGGATTGAAGTTGCAGAACGATTGCAGTGGTATGAAGGATTGCGGATTAAAGCTAACGGTACCAAGTACGCAAACCCCTTACAAAATGAATGTACAGTTAGCATTGATGGATTAAATGCCCACACTCGAGATTATCTTCTCACTGAAACCAGCCCTTATCATAAAAGCAAACAAACACGTCGTCTTTACCTAGAGGTAGGGCGTGTCAATACGGGATTATTTCGTATCTTTACCGGTGATATTGTCAGTGCAGAAATTGCCTCGCCTCCTGATGTCACGCTAACCATTAAGGCTAAAACCAATAACGCCAGCTCAGGTGATATTGTTTCTTCTAGTGGTGGTGCCATGCAGAAAATGAGCGAGATCGCTTCATCAGTGGCGAAGGATTGCAAGGTTAGATTGGACTTTCAAGCTACCGATAAAAATATTGCTAATTGGTATTTTTGCGGTTCAGCGTTACAGCAAGTACAACGATTGCAGGAAGCGGGAAACGTTAAAGCCTTTATTGATGATGATACGTTGTTTGTCAAAGATGATAACCAAGCCTTAAAAGGGCGCTTGCGCATTCTTAGCATGAAATCAGGCATGGTAGGTATACCCAAATCCACCGAAAAAGGGTTGTCCGTTACCTACTTAATTGATGGCGCCTCAGAACTAGGAGGGATGCTACGACTTGAGAGTAAATTCAATTCTGCACTTAATGGCGACTATATCATTGAACAACTGAAATTTGATGTTGCGTCACATGATGATCCTTTCTTTTATCAGGCTACCTGTAAACGAGCATAACCATGAATAAACCCAATACAGATATTGCTAGCGATGGTTCGCTGGCAGGTGCGCTCTCGTCTGCATTTCGTAACCTGATGATGAATACAGAGGACATGCTCCCTGCAACAGTGGTCAGTTATGACGATAAAACCAATCGTGCTGTTATCAAACCACTGGTGATGATGGTAACAACGGAAGGGGGAACAGTCGGGCGTGCACCATTGGCCAACATTCCCGTTTTTAGATTTGGTGGAGGGGGTTTCTTTATTCGCGCACCGATTAAGCCGGGTGATTTCGGTTGGATAAAAGCCAATGACAGAGACATTAGCCTGATATTTCAGCGTGGGGGATTGGAGGATCAACCTAATACCGCACGTCTGCATTCATTTAGTGATGCGATGTTTTTTCCTGACACGATTAAAGATTGGGTTATTGATGGAAAAAACATTGATGCCTTGGTGATCCAATCAATGGATGGCTCTGTGTGTTTATCCCTGCATGAGGGTAAAGCGGTTTTAGATTCGCCCGTTCTTGAAGTCAATGTGCCTGAAACTACGTTTAATGGCAACGTCACAGTGAATGGCAATCAGTCCGTAAATGGTAATAGTGACTCTAGTGGTGGCACGATGAAACACAATGGAAAAGATATTGGCTCTACTCATCAACACAGTGGTGTTGAGACCGGTCATGGAAATACAGGAGCGCCTCTATGAGAACATTTTCAATCGATAAAAATAATGATCTCTTTATTGGCCCTGATGGAAACCTCCAGTTCAGTGAAAAAGACGATGCGGTTAAAAACCTTTGTCAGCATTTTGCCAAGGCCGTGCGTGGTGAAATGTTACATAAAAAAGATAAAGGTATTCCGTTCTGGCCAACAACCTTTGGTCGCCAAGCTGATATCCCGATGTTTGAAACGGCGTTTAGACAACGTATGAGCGAAATTGACGAGGTGGTTGAAGTGACCCATTTTAGCGCCACAGTCGAGAACGGTGAATTGAAGTACCAAGCGACAATTCGCACGATATACGGAGGGTTTACATTGAATGGCTGATTATCGTTATATCAATAATAAAGGCGTTATTCTTCCCGACACGGCCACAATACGTGATGAAGTCGAAAGCGAGTTTCGTGCGGTGTTTGGTCAATCGATTAACCTTGCCCCTGAAACACCACAAGGGGCATTGGCGACGATGGAAGTTGAAAACCGTGATGCAATGGTGAGGAATAATGCCGAGTTAGCAAATCAAATCAATCCCGATATTGCTGGTGGTGTTTTTCTTGATGCAATATGGGCGCTAATGGGTGGACAGCGCATTAATGCCACTCACTCTTATCTTTCCAGCGTTGAATTTAGTGGCGTACCCAGCACGATTATTCCCAAGGGCTCATTAGCATCCAGTGTTGCCGGTGCTATGTTTGAAACAGTTTCACCCTTGATTATTGATAATACCGGCAAAGCAACAGGGGATATGAGGGCGGTTGAATATGGCCCTGTTGAATGCGGTGCCGGCCAACTGAATTCTGTTGCTAGCTCAGTATTAGGTTGGGAGAAAGTCAATAACCCCACTCATGCGGTTGTTGGTCGTTATGCTGAATCTGATATCAAAGCAAGACGACGACGTAAGCAAACACTGGCTAAAAATACCGTCAGTGTCGCAGAAGCTATCACCTCTTCACTGTATGAATTAGAGGGCGTTAACTCGCTTTCTTTTCGCGAGAACTATACCGATTCGGTGCTCACTATTGATGAAATTTCTCTGTTGCCTCACAGCATTTACGTTTGTGTTGAAGGGGGCGACAGTAACGAAATTGCTAAATCATTGCTGAGAACAAAAACTATTGGATCGGCTTTTAATGGAGAGATAGAAATTGGTGTTGTTGAGCCGGTGAGTGGGCAAGAGTACCAAGTGAAATTTTCACGCCCTAAAGAGATCACCGTTTTTTGTCGAGTGACAGTTAAAAAATCAGCCGTTGATGCGCAAACTATCATCCCCAGTGCTATTGAACAATGGACGCGCGGAGAGCTGGACGGCGATAACGGTTTGATTGTTGGGCGTGAAGTATCGCCTTTTGAGATAGCCTCTGCAGTGAATACCGTTGAGCCTCGTCTGTTCGTGACTAAAGTTGAATTGTCGCTAGATGGGAAAGTGTGGAATGTCGCATTAATTCCGATTGCCATTAATCAAATCGCACGCTTGCAACGGGGTGCTGTGCAAGTGGTGATTGTATGAACGTTCAACAATTTGAGTTTCATTCAGACCTATTAAAAGCGATCCTCTGGCAGTATGAAGATGCAGAGAATTTAAAAAAGCTCGCTAGTTTTAAGGCCTCTCATTTTGAAAAGTCGATGGTGTCATTTTGGCAAAATTGGTACCGAGATGTGTTTAATATCGATACGGCAAATGACTTTGGGCTTTCAATCTGGTCACGTATTCTGGATGTACCGTTAGGTATTGATATTCCACCAAGCGACAAAAATAAAGTTGGGTTTGGTTTTGGCAAAAGGAAAGCCAATTTTAAATCTAACTTCCGACGTAATGCAGATTACACCTTGTCACTGACCGTTGATCAAAAACGCATGTTAGTACGAATGCGCTATTTTAATCTGACACAAAGCCCCACGGTCACCAATATTAACGAGTTTTTAAAACGTTTCTTTTGGCGTGATGACAGCAAAGTCTTTGTCCTTGATCCGCTGGACATGACTTACATGTATTACGTCTTTAACTTCAACCCTGACGAACGCCTACGTGTTCTTCTCGAAAATTTCGACTTAATGCCACGTCCTTCTGGCGTTGGCGTCAAATATCGCATTGTGACTAAAAAAGCCTTTGGCGTTGGTCTGCATCGTAAAAACTTCTTAGGCAGTAACTTCGGAGCATAATTCCTATGACAACTATTTTTAAAACCCCCTTTGCAACACAAGGGGATAAGGCTTCTATACCCGTAGAAATCCAACCAGACGGTTCTGTGTCTTATACACAAGGCTATGGTTACGACTATGAACGTGACCAAGTCACCGATCCTGCTGCGAAAGATATTGAACGTGAAAAAATGAACGGGATATTTCACGATATCACGGAAGCGATTGGCGAAATACAATCTTTTGGTTTTCCAAAATGGGATGAAGTTGGTAAGCCGTATGCGATACGCACTATTGTGTACCATAAAAATAAAGTCTGGCAGTCTAAAGTTGAGAATAACAATATTGAGCCGGTTGCCGGTAATGCATGGGCAGAGTTGAAAGCCGATGCCACTGCGAGTGATGTAGGCGCTTATTCTAAAACAGAATCAGATCAACGCTTTCAACCACTAGGTAACTATCAAGCCTCTGGTTATAGCTACTCAAAGGCAGAAGCTGACACCAAATATCAGCTAAAGGGTAATTATGCGCCAGCAGGGAACTACGCTAATAAAGGGGATAGTTACACAAAAGCAGAGACGGATGGCCGATATCAAGCGAAAGGAAGTTACCAACCGTCAGGCGATTACGCGACAAATTCAGCGTTAAATAGTGGGCTTAATAATAAGTTTGATAAGAGTAATGTAGCTCAAGGTACGGGAACATCAAAGGTTCATGTGATGAGCCAGAAAGCCTCTACGGATGCTTTTCAACCTAAGGGGAATTATCAACCTAAAGGTAATTATGCGTTAGCGGGTGCTTCATATACGAAGACCGAGTCGGATGGCCGATATCAAGCTAAAGGCAGTTATGCGCCAGCGGGAAGTAGCTACACAAAAGCGGAAAGTGATGGACGATATCAATCAAAAGGTAGTTACCAACCTGCGGGTAATTATGCATTAGTAGGTGCTTCGTATACAAAGGCAGAGTCTGACGGTAAATACCAACTAAAAGGCAGTTATCAAGCTTCTGGTTACAGTTATTCAAAATCAGAGTCAGATGGTAAGTATCAGCCTAAAGGGAGCTATGCAACGGCTGGAAGTAGTTACACAAAAGCTGAGAGCGATAGTCGATATGAAAAGAAAGGTACAGGAAAAAGTTGGCGAAAAGTAGGTGGAGCTGGTAATTCAACTTCGACTATTACATTAACAGAGGATGTTAGGGGTAAGCAGATATATTTCAAATTACCAGGAGGTTCAGGGGGAGAAAATTGGACAACTGTAATGATGCCTCCTGTTGATAATATTGGAATTGCGTTTCATCAAGGGCAGACAGGGTTTTGTGATGTATGTACATTAAATAATGGAAAAAACCTTAAGTCGTTAAGAGGGGTTTATATGGATTGGAGTGAAGTTTGGGTGTCTGAATAAATATATATGGCGCTGATATAGTTTATTATCAGTGCCATATTATTTAAAATTAATTCATGTTGAATGGTAGTTTTCTTTCTTTTTGTTTTTTGCAGATGAGATTAATGAGTTGTTTTTTTACTCTAGATATTTCTCTAATTAGTTTATTACTACTATTTTTTGTAACTACTTTTTCTTTATGAATACGCTCATTTTCTAGTGAACTTGGAAATTTATCATGACATTTATTTATAGTGTAGTCTTGCATGCATAAAGCAGGAATAAATTGACAAATAAAGTAATTTTTATCATTAATGAAGTTATCAAAGATTTCGTAATCAATGGGGTCTTTAAATGGTGTTGATGTTATTTTTTTAAACAGATATCTTGCACCTTTATTAGTGATTATATACCCTCCCGCACCGAGATGTTCCCCTTTTAACCTGAATATACCTTCATATTTATTAAATATTTTAACTGGCGATATTGCTGTTTTTACTTTTTCATCAGCACGCTCAATTTTAATAACATGCCAGTCAGGATTAACCCAGTCATAATTTTTTAAGTAATTTTCAGATTCTTTTGAAAGATATATATCATCTTCAAAAATAGTTGCCATTGGTAAGTTTTCATCAATTACTTTTTTCCACAACATTACATGGCTTAATATACATCCTTTTTCACCTAGTGAAAGGTTAGGGTTATCAAAAGTAACCCCCAAAGCATTAGAAATATTTATTTTTGTTTTATCAATTGCATCAAAAAATTCAAATGGTATCGATTTTTTTGAAAACTGTTCTACGATGTGATTTCTGCGTTTTTCGTTGTTTTGAGATAAACTTATAACAAAATTATTCATAGCATTTTTTCATTTATATTATTAATGTTTTTATTTTATTTGAATATAGTAGTGATGGCAATGGATGTAATAGTACAATGATATTATATGCACTTATTTCTACGATTGTAATATTCACTAAGTTGTTCTAGTAACTCTTTAGCCACATCTTCAGTCATATACGTTCTCATCGGTTCTCGTCTAATGTTCTTCATTTCAAATGTATTCTCATCAAACTTTGGATCAGAAAAGATAATATCGATAAACAGATAGCCATACGGGTTATCTGCAGATAAACGAGCCTCTTCTAACTGAGCAATATATTCCGCATTATTGATTTCAAGTTTAATCAT